TTAACCCTCTGTCGCCATATTGTCGCCATCCTTTGTAACAATAACTTCATTTGTCACATAAGTTAACCAAGATGGTGAGTAAATCGGATGTGTATGTTCTACATTATTAAATAAACCAAAGGAGGGTTCTGTGTCATAAATATAGCTTGTGATGTTATCAAAAATCGGGGGTTCATTCCCAGTTATTATGAAAACCAGTTTTCTTGAAATATGGTACGCCGCTTCTAATATTTCTAAGAAAATGAACTCATCATCTGTAAATATTTTTATTTCTCCACGGTCAGTGCGTATTTTGTAAAATGCTAATGATATATTATCAATGCATAAATGTTCAAATAATAAAGCTATATTATATGATACCGTGTTTAGTTTATTTAAAGATGGTGATATCAAGGTGTTATCAGCCACATTCCTTTCAAGGCTTTTATTTATAATGTCAAGGGTGTTTTCTATTTTAGTTATGAAATTATTGTCAAAATTATAATTTGATTCTACATCCATAGTTGTGAATGGGTATATTTTCTTATACAGATGATACGGGTTTGATATGTTTATTGAATCCCTTGTTGTTATTTTGTGTTTTGAATTGTGTTTAATTTGTTTTATTTTTCCATCTGCATCAGTTGTTTCGAGTATATTAAATTTTGCGACCTCTTTTATTTTTTCAATAATGTTTTTTTCGTGCGCGAGATATCTATCTATCGCATTTTTAGATTCTGATGTGTTAATTTGAGATTCAGTTTGGATTGTTCTATGGATATTATTAACTATAGATGCAAGAGGAACCGAGCTTGCTAAAATTAATAAAGGGAATTTGCTTATCTCATAAAATCTTGCATAGCCGTGAGCAGAAAGGACAGGTGTTTTTCCCCACCACGCAAATGCTCCGAAGTATATAAATGAAAACAAAGGAATGCCTATTGAGAACCAAAAAAGTTTCTGCTTAAATAGGTTTTCTTTGCTCAAAATGTACCATTTTCTCCAGATTATAATTGCGATTGTAATTAACAATGCTAGTAAGTATGAACGAATAGCTGGGTTATCAATAATTGAGGTCATAAGAATCATAGGCTGATTAGGTTATATAGTGGATTTTTAGTTACCGCATCTTCCAAATGCTCAGGTGCGAAATGCGCGTATATCATTGTCATTTTTATATCTGAGTGACCAAGAATATCCCGAAGTACCAGTATATTTCCGCCGTTCATCATAAAATGGCTGGCGAAAGTATGGCGCAGGACGTGGGTACATTGGCCCTCTGGCAAGTCGATACCAGCTCGTTTCACTGCGCGCTCAAAAGCTTTTCTGCATGGCGTGAATAGTTTCCCTCTGTTTTTGGGGAGTTCATCATACAGCTCCTGAGATATCGGTACGGTACGGTTTTTCTTGCCTTTGGTTTTGGTATAGGTGATCCGATATTTAGTTAACTGATGGCCTTGAAGGTTTTCGGCTTCACTCCATCGCGCGCCGGTGGCCAGGCATATTTTTGCAATCATCAGCAGACTGGGGCTTTGAGAATCTGCGCAGGCATCTAATAGGCGCTTAATTTCTTCTGGTGTCAGAAACGCTAGTTCGCCCTCTGCGATTTTAAATGTTGGCAGTCCGGCGAGCGGATTGGGAGCTGACCAGTGGCCCAGCTTTTTCAGGGTGCCAAAAACTGATGATAGGTTGCGCTGTTCAAGGTTTACCGTGCGGGGTTTAACAGGTGACATAAGCGCGCCATCTTCATTTCGCACTTCACCTTTTAGCCGCGCTTCGCGGTATTTCGTAAAGTCACCGGCGGTCAGTTCTGAGGCGATGGGATCACCCAAACCATTACAGATAATTCTAAGTTTCGCCATCAGGCGTTTGGGGTCTGCAAGCGTCTGCCCGTAGAGTGAGTGCCATTGCTCTATTACCTCTGACAGATGTCGCCGATCTTCTTTTTCTCCTAGCCATGGTTTTTTGTTCACTTCATCCATGGTGAAGTTTTCGAATGCTATGGCCTCGCCTTTCGTCGCAAATTGCTTGCGCACGCGTTTGCCGTCGCGCCCGTTCGGGTAGCACTCACACAACCATTTTCCGTTCGGCTGCTTTCTGATCGTCATATCACAGACTCTTAATTACTTTTATAGCACGGCCTACTACCTCGATATCATCAAGGCTGCACTCAAAAGATGACTCACCCTGCTGGACAATTAAGCGATTGCCGGGGATGCGTGCAAGTTTAGCTATCGTTTTTATTCCATCAATATCAACGAGCCATACGCCATTTACTGGTGGAGTGCCGCTACGGTCAACGAGGTAAGAGCCATCGTCTGTATGGATGAGCCACGGATTAGTCATGTTGTGGGGGATTAGACTGTTATCCAATATCACCTTGCCTTGGTCCACTAAAGCGCCACCATCTAATGTGGCCTTATCAATTTCAGGCGCTACAACTTCGGATAACGGTTTGATATGGGGCTGGTTCACAAAACCAAAACTATTTTCCTGCGCGTTATTATCATTTTTATCACCTTGCCCAGTCGTTAACCAAAGCAACGAAACCCCAGTTTCAAGAGCGCACTGTATAACCCATTCAGCAGGGAAGCTGTCTCTTAAGTATCTGTTTGCCATGGTGCTTTTTGAAACGGAAAGATGGTCACACAACTGCTGTCGAGAGCTGAAGTTATAAGCCTTAATCAGCCTATTGATAGCTTCACGCCCTCCACTGTCATTACCTACCTTGATGGATCTCATAAGCAAAACCCTTGACGTATATAAAATGTGATCTTAGTATTCACTCAAGGTTTGAAAAACAAACCTTAACCCTATAAAACGAGATAAATCGAAACCAAACTAAGAGATACTGCACTATGAGCACTGATATTTCAATTCGTGTACCAAAAGAGATGGCTACGCCTGCAGAGTTCGCTGAATGGGAAGGTATCTCCCGTGGCTCTGTTTACCAGAAAATTCACCATGGTCAGCTTGCTAAGTACATGGTCAAGAAAGAAAAAAACAAAGGTCGCGTAAGTCTGCGTTACCTGATGTACAAAACAGACCAGGTTCGTGAATCCCTCGGTCATTCCAACTTTCGCGTCATTGTTGGTCAGTAAGTTCAATTATGAGAACTTTTTGAGAGGGGCGCATGTTTGATTATAAGATTTCCAAACATCCACACTTTGACGAAGCCTGCCGGGCTTTCGCACTGCGTCACAACATGGCGAAGCTGGCAAAACGTGCAGGAATGAATGTCCAGACGCTGCGCAATAAGCTGAACCCGGAGCAACCGCATCAACTTACGCCGCCGGAGATCTGGCTGCTGACTGATATCACAGAAGACTCAACGCTGGTTGACGGTTTTCTTGCTCAAATCCATTGCCTGCCGTGCGTGCCATTGAATGAAGTGGCAAAAGAGAACCTGCCGCATTACGTCATGAGTGCAACTGCGGAGATTGGGCGTGTAGCTGCAGGCGCAGTATCTGGTGATGTGAAAACCAGTGCAGGCCGCCGCGATGTGATCAATAGCATCAACTCTGTTACGCGCCTTATGGCACTCACTGCAGTTTCATTGCATGCGCGTTTGCAGGCTAATCCGGCGATGTCAAGCGCAGTAGATACCGTGACGGGCCTCGGCGCTTCGTTCGGCCTGATCTGAGGTGGTTATGCTGACTAAAGAACCATCTTTTGCATCACTGCTCGTTAAGCAAAGTCCTGCAATGCACTGCGGTCATGGCTGGATTATGGGGAAGGATGGTAAGCGCTGGCATCCGTGCCGCTCTCAAGATGTGCTGCTGACTGAACTGTCTACAACCAAAAAGGAGAAATCATGGCGCAAGCTACAGAAGGTGTGTTTTACCAGTTCTTCCACAAGGGCGAAAAGTATTCAATTCATGAGGATGAGTTTGCAAGTTGTTATCCGTCTCTTTCGGGTGATGGTAGTTACTATTTCACGTTGCGAGATGGGACATTCTTTCGGGGAGAAAGGGTTCAGGAAGTGATGCGAAAAAGCACATCACCTCTTGAACAGTATCGCCAACCAACTTATCGGTAACGCTCTATTAGCTCCTGGAGCTTGTGGGTGAATTCCTGACGTTTGAGTGAGCCTAGCGGCAATTTGTTTAATTCTTCACGAAGGATGTTTAAAAATGCTGACTGATTCGATGATTCCCCTCGTAGCACACTGTGTAGTAAGCCAGACAGCAGAATTTGTTGCATCTCAACATCCTCGCGCAGTCGCGCAATTTCATTTTCAAGCTGCTCGATACGTTCCTTCTCAACCAGGTTCAACATTGCTACATCCTCTGAGTTATCTCGTTGCACCGGAAAATCATATCAGAGAAGGAGTTGCAAGTGATCTGTGGAGGAAATTATGGCTATTGAAGGCGCTGCGGTGACTGTCCCATTAAGCCCCGGTAAACGCCTGGACGGACTGAATCATATTGCGGAACTACGTGCAAAAGTGTTCGGCCTAAATATTGAGTCGGAGCTTGAAAGGTTTATTGAAGATATGCGCAACCAGAGGGACGTTAACAATAAACAAAATGAGAGGGCACTGGCAGCCATATTTTATATGGCAAAGATTCCGGCAGAACGTCATAGCGTCAATATAAGTGATCTGACTACTGACGAAAAGCGGGAGCTGATTAAAGCAATGAATCATTTTCGTGCAGTGGTGAGCTTATTTCCCAAGCGGCTAACCATGCCGAATTAACCCTCAACCGAAATTAAAGGCGTAAACCCGCCGGGCTTCTTATTGCCCAAATTCAGGAGAAACAACAATGCGAAATATTGAAACCCGTATTACCAAAACAGGACCAGATGATGCTGGCCTTAACCAGATGCTGACTGATGCACGCATGGAAGAACGCAGGGCACGTGCTGCGGCAATGGCTGCCCGTCTTGATAGCCTGGCTTGCCATATCACGTCGCGCCAGCTTAACCACGTTGAAGCGGCGGAGCTGCTGCGTATTGCGGCTGAAAACATTCAGAACGAAGCGCAGGAGATCCACTGATGGCTGATTCAATGGACCTTGTACAGCAGCGCGTTGAAGAAGAACGTCAGCGCCACATCCACACCGCCCGCAATAGAACGCCGGGCGTTTCCCGTGTGCTTTGCATTGATTGTGATGCACCGATCCCGCCAGCACGCCGTCGCGCCATTCCAGGCGTGCAGTGTTGCGTCACTTGTCAGGAAATCGCAGAGCTGAAAGGCAAACACTATAACGGAGGTGCAGTATGACTATGCGCATCCATCAGATAAAAATTGCACCTAAGTATTTTAATGCCGTAGTCGCTGGCAGCAAAAAGGCAGAGCTTCGCAAAGATGATCGCGGCTACAAAGTAGGTGATGTCCTTTCTCTCTGCGAATGGAAACACGGTTCATATACTGGTCGGGAATGGGCCGCTGTTATTACCCACACTTTGCCGATTAATGAAGTTGTGGCAGTGGAAGGGCAATGGGTAATTCTTTCTATTCGCTCATTAACGCCGCTTGAGGCTCTCTCCTATGTCATTTCAGGGGGAGCTATATGACCACTATCCTGAAATGGGCGGGAAATAAAACCGCTATCATGCCGGAATTGATTAAGCACCTTCCTGCTGGCTCGCGGCTGGTTGAACCTTTCGCGGGTTCCTGTGCTGTGATGATGGCGACAGACTATCCTCATTATCTTGTCGCGGATATTAATCCTGATTTGATTAATCTTTATCTGATGATTCAGAAAGACCATGAGGCTGTCATTCAGATAGCGAAGGAGTTATTTAAAGATTTTAATTCGGATGTTCAGTATTACCGTGTTCGCCAGCATTTCAATTACTCTATTATTAATGAAGTAGAAAAAGCAGCATATTTTCTATATTTAAATCGCCATGGCTATCGTGGCCTTTGCCGCTATAACCAGAAGGGTGAATATAATAATCCATACGGACATTATAAAAAGCCGTACTTCCCTGAAAATGAAATACGCGCATTTGCAGAAAAAGCAAAACGCGCAGCGTTTATCTGCGCCAGCTATGACGAGACACTGGCACTGCTGCAAACGGGTGATGTTGTCTATTGCGATCCACCATATGACGGCACGTTTAACGGATATCACACAGCTGGTTTTACAGAGGATGATCAGTACCATTTGGCGTCTATTCTTGAACGCCGGTTATCAGAAGGTCATCCGGTTATCGTGTCCAACAGCGATACGTCTCTGACCCGTTCGCTTTATCGTGATTTTACCCGTCATCGTATCACCGCTAAGCGCAGCATGGGCGTGGCTGCCGGTGATAGTAAAACTGCAGTAGAAATCATCGCCACAAAATCAGCATGCTGGTTTGGTGTTGATTTGGCGTCTGGTCCTGATATCTCGGTGGAAACTGAGGTGCGGGCGTGGCAGTGAGTAAATTCACATTACATCATGCACAAACCACCGGCGGCTCGAATGAGGCCGCCGTGGCCTTTCCATGGAATACCCCAAAAAAAGCGGTTAATCCGTATCTGGACCCGGCGGACGTTGCGCCGGAGTCTGCGCTTTCAAACCTCATCACTCTGTATGCTGCGGATAACGAGCAGGAGCATCTGCGCCGTGAGGCGCTGAGTGATGAGGTTTGGGAACGCTATTTCTTTAATGAATCCCGCGATCCTGTCCAGCGTGAAATGGAGCAGGATCGGCTGATTAGCCATGCCAAAATGTCCCGCGAACAGCAGCGCGTTAATCCCGATTTGGTGATTATTGCCGATGTTAGCGCCATGCCTGCCCATATAAGCAAGCCTTTGCTGGAGCGGATTAAATACTTCCATAGCCTGGGCAGGGCTAAAGCTTATTCCCGCTATCTGCGCGAAACAATCAGGCCTTGTCTGGAGCGGCTGGAGCGCGTGCGTGACAGCCAGGTGTCTGCGTCTTTCCGGTTCATGGCGAGCCAGGACGGGCTGGAGGGGCTGCTGGTACTGCCTGAAATGAATCAGGAGCAGGTCAAGCGCCTTTCCACGCTGGTTGCGGCACATATGAGCATGTGTCTTGATGCGGCCTGCGGTGATCTGTTTGTCAGTGACGATGTTAAACCAGAAGAAATCCGCCAGGCATGGGAAAGGGTTGCTGCAGAAGCCATGCGCCTTGAGGTCATCCCGCCTGCCTTTGAGCAGTTGCGCCGCAAAAAGCGCCGCCGCAAGCCGGTGCCTTATGAACTGATCCCACCGTCGCTGGCGCGCATGCTGTGCGCGGACTGGTGGTATCGCAAATTGTGGCAGATGCGCTGCGAGTGGCGGGAGGAGCAGCTGCGCGCCGTCTGCCTGGTCAACAAGAAAGCGTCCCCGTATGTCAGCTATGAAGCCGTGATCCACAAACGCGAGCAGCGCCGCAAATCGCTGGAGTTCTTCCGCTCGCATGAACTGGTCAACGAAGACGGTGACACGCTGGATATGGAAGATGTGGTGAACGCCAGCAACAGCAACCCGGCGCACCGCCGTAATGAAATGATGGCCTGTGTTAAAGGGCTGGAGCTGATCGCGGAAATGCGCGGAGACTGCGCCGTGTTCTATACCATCACCTGCCCGTCACGCTTCCACGCAACCCTCAACAACGGCAGACCTAATCCGAAATGGACCAGCGCCACGGTCCGGCAGAGCAGTGACTATCTGGTTGATACATTCGCAGCTTTCCGCAAGGCCATGCACAAAGCCGGGCTGCGCTGGTACGGCGTCCGCGTTGCAGAGCCGCACCATGACGGCACTGTGCACTGGCATCTTCTGTGCTTTATGCGCAAAAAAGACCGTCGTTCCATCACCGCGCTGCTGCGTAAGTTTGCCATCCGTGAAGACCGCGAGGAGCTGGGCACCAATACCGGACCGCGCTTCAAGTCCGAGCTAATCAACCCGCGCAAGGGCACACCGACAAGCTACATCGCCAAATACATCAGTAAGAACATCGACGGGCGCGGGCTGGCTAAAGAAATCAGCAAAGAAACCGGCAGATCACTGCGTGACAGCGCCGAGCATGTCAGCGCCTGGGCGTCACTGCACCGTGTCCAGCAATTTCGTTTCTTTGGTATTCCGGGGCGCCAGGCATACCGCGAGCTTCGCTTGCTGGCTGGTCAGGCGGCGAGAGTACAGGGCGAACGCAAAGCGGGTGCGCCTGTACTGGATAATCCACGTCTGGATGCGGTACTGGCGGCTGCAGATGCGGGTTGCTTTGCCACCTACATCATGAAGCAGGGCGGTGTACTGGTTCCCCGCAAACATCACCTTGTCCGCACGGCTTATGAGCTTAACGACGAACCGAGCGCCTACGGCGATCACGGTATCCGTATCTATGGCATCTGGTCCCCGATTGCTGAGGGCAAGATTTGCACGCACGCGATGAAGTGGAAAAAGGTTCGTAAGGCCGTTGACGTTCAGGAGGCGGCAGCCGACCAGGGCGCTTGCGCCCCTTGGACTCGTGGCAATAACTGTCCCCCTGTTGAAAAATTGAACCATACAGGGGTAGATTTGCCCGATATTAAAACCATGAATGAGCAGGAACTGCAGGATTACCTATACAATATGGGCCAGAAGGAACGCCGGGAGCTGACAGCCAGGTTGAGACTGGTAAAACCTAAGCGGAAAAAAGCATACAAACAGAGTATTTCGGAGCAGCAGCGCCTGCAGCTTGAAGCGGAATTGACTGCCAGAGGGTTTGAAGGTAGTGCATCGGAGATTGATTTGCTTCTGCGTGGTGGCAGCATTCCATCCGGGGCCGGTTTACGTATTTTTTACCGTAACCAGCGGCTGCAGGAAGATGACAAATGGCGTCAGTGGTACTAAGACTGCTGTTTAACATTTCGTGCTTTATTGACTGGTGTCAGTGTATCCAATTAACTGACAAAAAACAGTTTTACATTTTTTTGTTCCTATTATACTGTTCATATAAACAGTGGGTATATATACAGTTGTTGTGTATCCGTGTAATGATAGGAGGGAAGATGCAGGACTATCTTTTGGAGTCATTGAAGCTCCAGCGTATTGATTTTTTTATCAAGCTTGTAGCGGCTAGTGAGTGCAGCGATGAAGAAAAGCGGCTGGCTATCCAGTGGGTGTCTGAACTGACTGACGAGTTGATGGCGAAAATTCGCAGCCATGAATACAGCCGGTCAATGGACGTTACCAGTTAAAGGGAATCTGTATGCGCATTGAAATAATGATCGATAAAGAGCTGAAGATTAGCCAGGTCACACTGGAAGCCCTTGAATCCGAGCTTTACCGTAATTTGCGCCCTCTGTATCCCAAAACAGCAATTCGTATCCGTAAGGGCAGCGCCAATGGTGTTGAACTGAGCGGGTTAAAACTGGATGAAGACAAAAAGCGAGTGATGGAAATCATGCAGCAGGTCTGGGAGGACGACAGCTGGTTACATTAGTGAACGTTGCGGACGATAAAACTGGTTTTTACCGTTCGCAAGGTTGAGCAACGAGCCGTGCGAGGCGTTAGTTATGGATAAATTGGTTGCAGGGTGATATGTAAATAGGTTAATACGTAGCACTCTTCGAATAGTTTCGTATTTTTGTTGTCCTATAATTATAAGATGACAGCCTCCATGCACCACAATCCGTGGCGTTTGAGGCATAAGGAGGAAAATATGTCTGAACTTCTGCGCAAAGTTCTCTCTGCACCGGGTAAGATTATGCAGGATGTCATCCGTCAGGATGTGCAACAGTCTGATAATAGTAAAATTATCACAGATGCTAATGGTGCGGCGACCTTAAACATGAACAATAAGCAGGTACGTGAATCAATGCGTGCCAGAATGGAAGAATTGGCTGCAAAACGACAAGGATGAGGAATGGGACCCTTAGTTATCATGGTCGTCCTGGTTTGCGGGTTCTGGTACACTGAAAATCATTACCAGTCCCGCATCAGGCAAGCAAGAAGTAATGGTTGGAATTCCTATTTTTATGTAGCTATGCATGGTTGTAAGTTTGCTATTCAGGGGTTTACTCTGATGGCTGTTACATTCGTTACCTTGCTAGTTATAAGCTCAGTTATCAATGTTTTTGGTTATTTTTGGCCTAAGTTACATGTGGACTTTTATTCATGGCTCACAGACGTAAAGATAATGTCTTACCCATTGTTCTTTGTGTTGTCTATGCTGCTTGCGGTGTTTATTGCTTATGACCAAGGTAACAATGCGCGAAGAGCAATAGAAAACGAAGAGATTCGTCAATCTGCATATCGCGAGATGGCAGCTCAAGATGGAATTGAGTCACTGTTAGTTCAGGCTATAGATGAAGGTAAGCTCATCTTTGTTACGCTAAAATCCAGAAAAGTTTACATTGGTTACGTAGCTGCTCCTCGGATGGAGCATCAGGAAACTCAGCATCTGGCTCTCATACCATACATCAGTGGTTATCGTGATAAAGATACGCTCAGATACCATGAGCAGCATCGTTACTATGAACTTTACCTTAGTAAAAATATTACAGCAGACTCAACTCCACTGAACTTAAATCATTTTAGGCATGTAATCCCAATGGATCAGGTTGAGAGTATTTCAATATTTGATACTGAAACTTATAAATCTTTCGAAGATTTTTCTACGCCTGACCAGACCAAAGTCACTGCATGACTATGCCGCATGAATATGCATGATCGTTTGAGGATCGTTTTTGCTGAGGCCCGCCAGTTCTGGTGGGCTTTTGCTTATGTCATGCACCTGCATGAAAATCGCTACAAAAAGCGGGCAGGCGTGGCGGGGATACGAGCGCGCGCTGATGGTTGTAAAGCAGAAGCGTTGATATCAAAATGTAATACGTCAAGGGCCTCGATTCGGCTCGGTTTATAGGGAATTAGTGGGGGATTGGGTCATGGCAACGTATGTAGACGACTGTCCGAGATGTGGTACACAAAAAATTGCTTTTGATGTACGTGGTGCAAACTGTTGTGGGACTTATCGGTCTTTTGATATGCAGGATATTCCTGTGTATGAAGTTTATTGTGTGTGCAGAGAATGCCATAAAACGACGCTTTTTCTTTGCGAAAATAAACAAAAAGAACAAGCATTGGATTCTTTTGATTGGAGGATGGCAATATTTGGGCTGAAGGATGTAGCCAGAGTAAAGCGTTGTATTTCTCCTGCAGATCTTATGGTTGGTGAACCGCCTGAGTTTTTGCCTGCACATATAAATACTGCATATGAAGAAGGGGCAAAATGTTTGGCGATTGGCTGCTACAACGCAGCGGCCACTATGTTTAGGCTTTGTCTTGATTACGCAACAAAAGGGCTTATTCCAAATGGTGATGACGCGCCTGCGGCAAAAATAAAAAGAAGCCTTGGGCTAAGAATGGAATGGTTGTTTGAAAATAGTATTTTGCCTGAGTCCTTGAGAGAGTTGGCTGAATGTGTCAAAGATGATGGGAATGATGGTGCTCACGAAGGTATATTAGATAAGGATGCCGCTGAAGATTTAGAGGATTTCACCTACATTTTTCTTGAGCGTTTGTACACTGAGCCTCAGCGCCTTGTTGAGGCTAGAGCAAGGCGTGAGGCAAGAAAAAAGAAGGGAAACTAAGTTTAATCTATGTTTAGGCTGTATGGAGAGAATGAAATTACTTCTTCATCCAGCCATTCATTCAATTCCTGCAGTCGCTTCTGTAGTGGTATCAGCTCGTTGCGGACAAAGACGCGGCTGGCCTTTTCCACGTCACCAAAGCCGCCGGTATTGTTGGGAATGATGCCCATCATCTGCGGTGGAACACGGTGTGCTGCCATCATGTCATCGCGGCTCACGTTCTTGATGTTCAGAAACTCATCCTTTGCCGCCACCTCTGACAGTGGGATGATCTGAATGCCATCCTTTTTGCCGTTGGGTGAGTACATAAACAGGTTGCGGAAGTTACCCGGTCCTTTGGCGCTTTTCATTGCCTGACGGATGTTGTTCACGTCCTCCTGGTTTTGCGCGGCGTCAGTCATATACATGATAAAACCCGCGTGGCTGCCGTTGATGTAGTACTTCCGGCGGAACAGCGTGGCGGATTCGTTCAGCAGGGCGGAAGGGATGGCGGACAGGTATTCCGGCAGGCCGTAAATCTCCTGATTTAAGTCAGGCTCCATCAGGTGGAAGATACTGCCTTTGGTGAATTCATACGGCTGAGTGGTCATGCCGTATTGCACAAACCAGTAAGTATCGAGGTCCACGCCACGGCGGGTGTATTTTGCCAGAGAAGGCTCCAGCGAAAGAATACCGCCCAGTCGGTTGGTCCTTTTCTCCAGATAAGCGTTACCAAACACCAGATAGTCCTGCACAAAGCGGCTGAACGCCTGCTGGCTCAGGAGTGGATGTGGGATAAAGGTGCTGGTCAGAATATTGCGTTTAACGGCAATCGGTGAGCTGTGGTGCACGGCGGCACGGTAGGTGCGAGCCAGCCCATCAAAACTGACCGGTGGTTCATACCATCTGTCCATCTGTACGCATTCCACATAGTCCAGCAGCTCGCGGCGGTCCAGAACCGGGATCGGATCGCCAAAGCTGAAAGCCTCGGCAGTTACGCCTGCGTTTTTAGGCGCCGTAGCTTCTGTTGGCGTTGAACTGGTTAAGGCTTCGAGTTCACTCATCAAAAAATCTCCACAATATTGCTGGTATTGGCGGCTTCGCCCTGCAGCGGTTCGTTAAACAGTGCGTGCATCGTTGCCCAGGCCAAATCTGCGTGGCTGGCTTCTTCGCTGCGGCTGGCTTCATAGGTTGGGCGGTTGCCGCTGGCGGTGGTGGCCCGGCGGATAGCCATAAAGGACTGCGCAATGTCGGTGTGTCCCGCGTCAAACTCCAGACGGCGGTGACTGATAATGTCGTATGCCTTGAGCACCAGGGCGTTTTTGACGTTGGGGTTGTAGACAAACTCCCGCACGGCAGGAAAGAACGCTTTCACGTTCTCATAAACACCGTGCCCGACGCCGGTCGAGTCGATGCCGATATAGGTCACGTTGTACTGCTGAGTTAGTTTTTTGATAGCGTCCGCCTGGGCGCGAAAGTCCATCCCGCGCCACTGATGACGCTCCAGAATGCGGAACTTCCCGCCCGGTACAGTTGGCGGTGCCATAACCACGCAGCCTGCGCTGTCACCGTTCTGCGTACCTTTCGCCGGGTCGTAACCGATCCAGACTTCCCGCCAGCCAAACGGGCGCAGCGCCAGCGCCTGAAAATCGGTCCAGACTTCCCAGCTGTCCACCATGCACGCCTGCAGTTCGCTGAGCGGGAATACTGACGCCAGATCGTCAATAAATTCGCACATCAGCAGGTTCTGGTATTCGTCCGGGCTGTACTCCATGCGCAGCTGGTCGAGGTCGAACAGGTTACAGCCGCCGCGCACCGCATCCTCCACGGTGACGATCTGGCGGTACTGTCCGTCAGGGCAGAGCAGGCCGCGCGCAAGGTTGCTGTGGGTCAGGTCAATATCCACCTTGTCCGCTTTGGCACGGCCCCGGTTAAACAGCGCGCCTGACCAGAACGGATAGGCACTGTGGGTCAGGCTGGACGGCGTGGAAAAGTAGGTTTGTCGCCATTTCTTGTGAATGGCCATACCGGAGGCAACCTTGCGCAGCTCCTGGAATTTCGGTATCCAGAAATATTCATCAAGATACAGGTTGCCGTGGTAGCTCTGCGCCGTGCGGGCGTTGGTGCCGAGAAAGTACAGGCACGCGCCGTTGCTGAGCGTCATCGGGTCGCCTTTCAGCTCAACATCCACCTCTTTTGCAAAGTCGATGATGTACTGCTTAAAGACGTGCGCCTGTGCCTTACTGGCTGAAAGGAAAATCTGGTTGCGCCCGGTGGTGATGGCATCAATCAGCGCTTCGCGGGCAAAAAAGTATGTTGCCCCAATCTGGCGTGACTTAAGCAGGTTGCGAATGCGGTGTTTTACGCCTGCCTGCCACCAGTGGTGCTGATATTCAAACATGCCGTTGCGGAAGATTTCTTCCAGCTTTTCGGTCTGTTCATCAGTGAAAACATTCTTTTCGGGCTGGCGGCGTGGCCCTTTGTTACGGTTGGCAACTTTCGGGTTTAAATCAGCTTCGTTCCCGCCATCGTTAAATTTTCCGATCCGGGCATGGCGCTCTGACTGGCGCGCCAGCAGGTCAATTTCCTTGAAGTCTTTCCCTTCTTTCTGCTCCTTCATGATGAGCTGGCAGTAACGTGCGGCGGTGGTGAGCTGCATTTGATCCAGCGGCCCATAGTCGCCCCACTTGTCGCGTTTTTTCCAGCTGTGAACGGTTGCAACTTTTTCGCCCAGCATTTCAGCAATGCGGGCTACGCGGTATCCCTGAAAGTACAGCAGCATGGCCTGCCGACGGGGATCGAGGTCTGCGGGGGTCAGTGTCGTGTTCATGGCCCAAACATACGGCCTTGTATGGCGGCTTTCCCCGGCTGCGTTTTGTGTGGTTTACCGTACAAATACAGCGCGTTGTCTCACTCCCCCCATCACCGCAAACATAAGGCTCCAGTAAGTTATTTCTAACGGAGCATGGCTCATGACAGTGAAAGCAAAGCGTTTCCGTATCGGGGTGGAAGGTGCCACCACTGACGGGCGCGAGATCCAGCGTGAATGGCTGGAACAGATGGCTTCCAGCTACAACCCGACGGTCTATACCGCGCTGATCAACCTGGAGCATATCAAGTCTTATTCCCCGGACAGTGCCTTCAACCGTTACGGCAAAGTGACGGCGCTGGTTGCAGAAGAAATCCAGGACGGTCCGCTGGCGGGCAAGATGGCTCTTTACGCCGATGTTGAACCGACGGACTCCCTGGTGGCTCTGGTGAAAAAAGGTCAGAAGCTGTTTACCTCCATGGAGGTCAGCCCGAAGTTTGCCGACACCGGCAAAGCCTATCTTGTGGGACTGGCGGCGACTGACGATCCGGCGAGTCTCGGCACCGAAATGCTGATCTTCAGCGCCAGTGCCACGCATAACCCGCTGGCGAACCGCAAGCAGAACCCTGAAAACCTGTTTACCGCTGCCGAAGAAACGCAGATCGAACTGGAAGAAGCCCAGGACGAAAAGCCGTCCCTCTTTGCCCGCGTCACCGCGCTGTTCACCAAAAAAGAGCAGACCGACGATGCGCGTTTCTCAGACGTGCATAAAGCCGTGGAACTTGTCGCCACCGAGCAGCAGAACCTGAGCGAGCGCACTGATAAATCCCTGGCTGAAAACGGTGAACGCCTTTCCGCGCTGGAGTCCTCCCTACAGGAACAGCAGGCCGCCTTTGCCGAGTTACAGCAGCAGCTGAGCCGCGAAGACAGCCGCAAGGATTACCGCCAGCGCGCGCCAGGCGGTGACGCACCGGCAGGCACCCTGACCAATTGCTGATGGAGCATAAAACCCGATGAAAAAGAAAACCCGCTTTGCCTTTAACGCTTACCTGCAGCAACTGGCGCGCCTGAACGGTGTGGAGGTTGAAGAACTCTCCAGCAAGTTCACCGTTGAGCCGTCCGTACAGCAGACACTGGAAGATCAGATCCAGCAGTCCGCCGCTTTCCTGACGCTGATTAACATCACGCCGGTCACTGAGCAGTCAGGACAGTTGCTGGGGCTGGGCGTGGGCAGCACCATTGCCGGAACCACCGATACCACCACCAAAGAGCGCGAGCCTACCGATCCGACGCTGATGGAAGACGTGGAATACAAATGCGAACAGACCAACTTTGATACGGTACTGACCTACGCAAAACTGGACCTGTGGGCGAAATTCCAGGACTTCCAGGTGCGTATCCGCAACGCCATCGTCAAACGTCAGGCGCTGGACCGCATCATGATTGGCTTTAACGGCGTGAAGCGCGCCAAAACCTCCAACCGTGCTGAAAACCCGCTGCTGCAGGACGTCAATAAAGGCTGGCTGCAGAAAATCCGCGAAGACGCGCCGGATCACGTCATGGGCAGCAAAACCGAAGAAGATGGCACCACTACTGCAGAGCCGGTAAAAGTTGGTCCGGGTGGCAAGTACGTAAATCTGGATGCGGTGGTGATGGATGCCGTTAACGAGCTGATCGATGTCGAGTATCAGGATGATGACGAGCTGGTTGTTGTCTGTGGTCGTGAACTGTTGGCTGACAAGTATTTTCCGTTGGTCAACAAAGAGCAGGACAACAGCGAAAAAATCTCTGCCGATCTGATTATCAGCCAGAAACGCATGGGTGGCCTGCAGGCCGTGCGTGCGCCTTTCTTCCCGGCAAATGCGCTGCTGATCACCCGTCTGGATAACCTGTCCATCTACTGGCAGGAAGACACCCGCCGCCGTTCTGTTATCGACAACCCGAAACGTGACCGGATTGAAAACTTTGAATCCGTCAACGAGGCGTATGTGGTCGAGGACTACCGTTGCGCGGCACTGGTGGAAAACATCGAAATCGGTGATTTCACCCCGCCTGCAGCAGAAACAGGAAACGGAGAGTAACGCATGAGCCTGAGTCCCGCACGGCAGCACCGCCTGCGCATTCAGGCCGAACAGGCCGCCCGTGAGGGCGGCAGTGTTCGCCATACGTCGGGCTATGACCTGATGCTGCTGCAACTGGCAGAAGATCGCCGCCGGCTTAAAGGCATCCAGTCCACGGTGAAAAAGGCGGAAATCAAGGTGGAACTGCTGCCGAAATATTCCGCATGGGCGGAGGGCGTGCTGGCTGCCGGAGGTACGCAGCAGGATGACGTGCTGATGTACGTGATGCTGTGGCGTATCGACGCCGGTGATTATGCCGGTGCGCTGGAAATCGGGCGTCATGCGCTGCGCCATGGCTGGGTGATGCCGCTGGGCAACCGTAACGTGCAGACCGTACTGGCAGAGGAAATGGCAGATGCGGCGCAAAGCGCTCTGCTGGCCGCTGCCGGTTTTGATGCCGATCTGCTTCTGCAGACGCTGGACCTGACAACCGATCTGGATATGCCGGACCAGTCGCGGGCGCGCCTGCATAAAGCCATCGGCGCTGTACTGAGCGAAAGCAACCCGGCGTCAGCCCTGAATCACCTTACCCATGCGCTGCAGCTTGATCCCCGCTGCGGTGTGAAAAAAGAAAAACAGCAGCTGGAGCGCAGACTGCGCAATGACAGCCGCTAACGAACGTGCCCCGCGCACGGGCGGCACGGGATGGCGAAAGGCACTGCTACATCAAAATTCCGTCCACCGCCCACTTATTCAGGAGAAAGCCGCATGAAGTTTGTTGCGCCCGAACAGGCACCAGAACAGGCGGAGGTCATCAAAAATACGCCGTTCTGGCCTGATGTGGACCTGTCGGAATTTCGCAGTGTGATGCGAACTGACGGCACGGTGACGCAGCCGCGTTTAAAGCAGATTGTGCTGACGGCTATTTCTGAGGTTAACGCTGAGCTGTTCGACTTCCGTAACCGTCAGCAGATGCTGGGCTGGCGGACACTTGCTGAGGTTCCGGCGGACATGCTGGACGGCAAAAGCGAGCGTATCCGGCACTACCATAACGCCGTTTTTTGCTGGACGCGTGCCGTACTCAATGAGCGTTATCAGGATTATGACGCCACGGCGTCAGGTGTGAAACGGGGGGAGGAGCTGGCGGAGGCCTGCGGTGATCTGTGGCGTGATGCCCGATGGGCCATCAGCCGGGTGCAGGTTGCGTCGCACTGTACGGTGGAGCTTATCTGATGAAAGTGCGTGCGCATCAGTATGACACGGTGGACGCGCTTTGCTGGCGTCATTACGGGCGCACGCAGGGAGTCACTGAGCAGGTTCTGAAGGCAAATCCGGGGCTGGCAGAGTACGGCCCATTTTTACCGCACGGGCTGCAGGTGGAACTGCCGGACATTACGGCGTCAACCAAGGTGCAGACCGTCCAGCTATGGGACTGAATTATGACGCTTGAACGAATCAGCGCCTTTATTACTTACTGCATCGCCGTGCTGCTGGCATGGCTGGGCGATCTGTCGCTCAAGGACGCATCAACGGTTGGCGGCGTGCTGATTGGTGTGCTGATGCTGGCGATCAACTGGTACTACAAACACCAGTCTTTCAGGTTGCTGCGCGATGGCAAAATTTCACGGGGAGAATATGAATCCTTCAATCGTTAAGCGCTGCCTTGTCGGGGCTGTGCTGGCTATCGCCGCCACGTTGCCCGGTTTCCAGTCGCTCAAAACCTCCGTTGAAGGGCTGAAACTGATTGCCGATTACGAGGGATGTCGTCTGCAGCCGTACCAGTGCAGCGCAGGTGTCTGGACTGACGGGATCGGCAATACATCCGGGGTGGTGCCGGGGAAAGCTATCACGGAACGGCAGGCGGCGCAGGGGTTAATAAACAATGTACTACTGACTGAAAAAAAGCTGGATGCCTGCCTGACGGTTAAGCCCCCGCAACATGTCTACGATGCGCTGGTGAGTATTGGTTTCAATGTGGGGACCGGCGCGATCTGCAGGTCAACCATGGTGTCATATATCAATCGCCAGCAGTGGTGGCAGGCATGCAACCAGCTACCGCGCTGGATTTACGTTAACGGTGTGAAAAATAAAGGTCTGGAGAACCGCCGTGCGCGGGAAATGGCCTGGTGCTTAAAAGGAACTGGGGTATGACGCGCTTGCTGGCGGTAGTGCTGGTGCTGGCTATTGCGGCGCTGGGCTGGCAGTCGTGGCGGCTTAACAGTGCCCGTCACACCATCGAGACACAGGAACGTGAACTGGAAACGAAAGGGCGGGCGCTGGCAAAGAAAAACAGTCAGTTGATCGGCCTGTCCATTCTGTACGAAACCAACAGCCGGGAGCAGACGCAGCTTTATGCGGCAGCGGAACATACCACCGCACTGCTGCGAAGCCGCCAGCGCCGGATCGAGGAACTAAAACGTGAAAACGAGGATTTACGCCGCTGGGCTGATGCTCCTTTACCTGCTGACATTATCAGGCTGCGCGAACGTCCGGCCCTTGCCGGAGGTGCAGCTTACCGTGAATGGCTGTCCCAGAGTGACGCAGTGCCGCCTGGAAAGGTCAGCGCCGCGCAGTAACGGTGATCTGAATGCGGTGCTGGATGAAACAGAGGCCGCCTGGGCGGTCTGTGCTGACAAAGTCGACACGATAGTTGCGTGTCAGGAGCGAAACAGTGAACAAACCGCAGTCCCTGCGCAGCGCCCTGAATAAAGCGGTGGCGTATGTCCGCAACAACCCGGATAAGCTGCACCTTTTCGTTGATAACGGCTCACTGGTGGCAACCGGTGCCAGCTCTATGTCATGGGAATACCGCTACACTCTGAACGTGGTGATCGAGGATTTCAGCGGCGACCAGAATCTGCTGATGGCTCCCGTGTTGCTGTGGCTCAGTGCCAGCCAGCCGGACGCCATCAACAACCCGGAGCTGCGTGAAAAACTGTTCACCTTTGAGGTGGATATTCTGCGCAACGATGTGTGCGATATCAGCCTGAACCTGCAGCTTACAGAGCGCGTGCTGGTCAGCACTGACGGTAGCGTGTCGAGCGTTGAAGCGGTGCCGGAGCCGGTCGAACCCGAAGAAATGTGGACGGTGAAACGTGGATGATCTGCAGAGGGTGGATGACTGGCTGACGGCACTACTGGCGAATCTTGAGCCTGCCGCGCGCAGTCGTATGATGCGGCAACTGGCGCAGCAACTGCGCAGGACGCAACAGCAGAACATCAGGCTGCAGCGTAATCCCGACGGCAGCGGCTATGAGCCACCCCGGGTGACGGCCCGCAGCAAGAAGGGGCGCATCAAACGCCAGATGTTTGCAAAACTGCGCACCACTAAATACCTGAAAACCGCAGCCAGTGCGGACTCCGCCAGCGTGCAGTTTGACGGTAAGGTGCAGCGTATTGCCCGTGTTCACCATTACGGCCTACGCGATCGCGTCAGCCGTAAAGGCCCGGAGGTCCGCTATGCTGAGCGCCGCCTGCTGGGTGTGAATGATAAAGTAATGGAAGTCACAGTGGATACGCTATTACGCTGGTTAACTTAACTAAATTGTATGCATATCAAAGCATTATTAGTCCATGAATGGTTCCAGAATTTCACAAAGCTCTGCATCATCAAGGATAATCCATCTGCAAAATGCAGAAAACTTAGCATCACGTCTAATCATAACTTTTATTTTTTCAATGAGATATTGTTTTCGATCGTTTGGAGTATCATCCTCGTAATATTCAATGATGTTTCTGATAAGTTTTTGCGTTGTTTTTGTTATTTGTGAACGTAGAGCGGCTGATGTCAACCTTTTATTTATCGTATGATCGCTGTTATAAACTTTTTCAAGTAAATCGGCGGTGGTTATGGTTTTTTTATCATTAAATAGTGGTTCTACGGTTACTTTTTTTGCTTTTGCTGAAAATCCAGGTAGTAGCTTTATACGATTCCATACAACTTCGTTGCAGCAATCAAGAAGTTCATCATGTTTTGCTAGTTTTATATTATTGCATCTGCCGCAGGATAAATAGAGGTTATCCCAGTCATAAGATTTTTCGTCATCAGCTTTCCTTGAGACGAAATGCTCAATGTTTATATCTAGAGGGTCTTTATTTTCGCAAATGTAACATTTCCCAAAAAAACATTCCTGTAAGGCTTCATGCACATCAGGGCCGTCATAACGCAATTTACGAGACAATGAAACTGGCGCAGGGTATGTTCTATTAACTCTAAACATTATTTCTCCTGGGCATTTTCTTTTTTAAATTTGATGATTTGAAGTTTTGCAAAATCTACAAAGGCACTGGCTTCAGTGTCCATTGATTCTTCTGAAGATGCGAGTGACTGTATTATTTTAATGGCTATTTCAATATTATTATTGTCTAAGCTTGTTATGATTTTTTCGATTTCCTCTAACTTATCAGATAACACAATCGACATTGGGTTAACGCCAAATAACTCTTGCAGTATTATATTATTTGAATAAGAAGATACATCAACAATTTGTTGATTGCTGGATAAATCATAGATCACTGCATCAGTAACAGAAGAAACCACAAATGGTGAATGAGTCGTAACAATAAATTGAATTTTTGGAAAAGAACTGCTAAAAAAACGAAGTATCTTTTTTTGTAAGGAAACATGCAAGTGGGCATCTATCTCATCAATGAAAACAATGCCTTCAATACTTTCAGGGGTCAGTTCCCACATTTCTATGCGCATAATCAAATCCGCGTATATTCTTAAAATTGAAGAATATCCGGAAGAAAGAGTCTGAAAAGTAAATTTATCTTTCATATTTTGATAAAGATAAAATTTTCCTTCAGTGCTATCAAATCTTAGTTTAAGTTGTGTGTCCTCGAATAGACCTTGCAGATCAGATTCGATTTTATTAAACCAATTTTGTATTCTTGTTGCCTTTTCTTGATCTTTGTCGAAAGAAATTGCGTAACTTTGTGATGTCTTCAGACTAATCAAATAGTTCTCAAAAATATTGTCCCCATCCTTTTCATTAGAAAAATGAGCATTCTCTTTGATAAGCGCTGAAAGCCTTGGCACAAACTGCGGGGCAGTAATTGCTGCTTCTCTAAGAGCTTTGTGGAAACGAAGGAGCGAGCGAGTGTTTGCACCATCTTTTGTATATGTTGTTATATGGAATTTATCTAGAGCATGAAGTCTTTCTTTTATTTTTATAATTTCTTGCTCATACCATGAATAATTATTACTATCGCGGCCTCCTTGTTTTAGATTGTATTCATAGTTGCTAAGTTGTTGCTCAAGATGCTGTTTGTTATTATTGTTCGGTTGATCTAGTCCATTTTTTAAAAATTCGTAGATAGAGCTTATAAAGCTGGTTTTACCACTCCCATTACCTCCTGTGATTATTAAATTTTTCCCGTTAAGGCTAAGTTCGGCCTTTTTTTCAGTGTATGGGATGGGGATTGAAATTTCGTTTATTGCTGTAAGCATATTTCCTCTTGTGTCGTAGTTGATACAAACCTTTCGATGATGAATATAAACCGAATTGAAATATAGTTCATCAAAAAGTGGAGCTTATGAACGCACAACTTACCGAAATCATGCGCCTTATCACCAACCTGATCCGCACCGGCACTGTGACCGAAGTGGACCGGGAAAAGTGGCTGTGTCGGGTGAAAGTGGGCGAGCTTGAAACTAACTGGATTAACTGGCTAACTCTGCGCGCCGGTGGTACCCGTACATGGTGGTGTCCGTCGCCGGATGAGCAGGTGGTGGTGCTGAGCATGGGCGGCAATCTGGAAACCGCATTTGTGCTGCCTGCCATCTACTCCAATCAATTTCCGCCTCCGTCGGATTCCGTGGACGGCTGCGTGACGGAGTACCCGGACGGGGGCTGGTTTGAGTATGAACCCTCCACCGGGCGGTGGCATGTTCGGGGTATTAAATCCATGGTGATCGAGGCGGCGGACAATATCACCCTCAAAACCGGTGAGTTTGTGGTGGAGGCTGACACCACGCGCATTAACAGCGAGGTGGTGATCAATGGCGGCGTCACCCAGGGCGGCGGCGCAATGAGTTCTAACGGGATCGTAGTTGATGGCCATGAGCATACTGGCGTTCTGAAAGGCGGCGCTAACACGGGAGGTCCGGTATGACGTTGTATATCGGTATGAGCAGGAATGACGGGCAGACCATTGCAGATACAGACCATCTGCGCCAGTCGGTGCGGGATATTCTGCTGACGCCGCAGGGCAGCCGTCTTGCCCGCCGGGAATATGGCTCCCTGCTGTCTGCCCTGATTGACCAGCCGCAGAACCCGGCGCTGCGCCTGCAGATTATGTCTGCGGTCTATGTGGCGCTGAACCGTTGGGAGCCGCGCCTTACGCTGGACTCCATCACCATCAACGGCAATTTTGACGGCTCTATGGCGGTTGGGCTTACCGGGCACAGCAATAACGGCGCGCCGGTTTCCCTTTCCGTATCAACAGGAGCAGACAATGGCAGTCATTGATCTTTCCCGACTACCGCCGCCGCAGATTGTGGACGTGCCGGACGTTGAGGCATTGCTGGCAGAACGCAAGGCCGCCTTTGTGGCCCTCCATCCGGCTGATGAACAGGAGGCCGTTATGCGCACGTTAGCGCTGGAGTCAGAACCTGTCACCAAACTGCTGCAGGAAAACACTTACCGTGAAATCCTGCTGCGCCAGCGTATTAATGAGGCTGCGCAGGCGGTCATGGTGGCCTATTCCATGGGAAATGACCTTGAGCAACTGGCAGGTAACTGCAACGTGAAACGTCTGACGGTAGTACCTGCCGATAATGACGCGGTGCCACCAGTCGCCGCAGTGATGGAAAGTGATGAAGCATTACGCCAGCGCATTCCTGCAGCATTTGAGGGGCTGTCCGTTGCAGGGCCGACGGGAGCCTATGAGTTCCACGCCAGAAGCGCCGACGGGCGCGTGGCGGATGCCAGCGCAACCAGTCCGGCACCGGCAGAGGTGGTGCTTACCGTACTGAGCCGCGAGGGTGACGGTAAGGCAGTGGCTGACCTGCTGGCAGTGGTAGAGCAGGCGCTTAACAGTGAAAAGGTTCGCCCGGTGGCAGACCGCCTGACGGTGCGCAGTGCTGAAATTATTCCATACAACGTGGATGCGACGATCTTCCTTTATCCGGGGCCGGAGGCTGAGCCGGTGATGGCAGAAGCTAAAGCCAGCCTGCAGAAGTACATCGCCAGTCAGACGCGGCTGGGACGTGATATCCGCCGCAGCGCCATTTATGCCGCGTTGCACGTGGAGGGCGTCCAGCGTGTGGAGCTGGCGTCCCCGCTGGATGATGTGGTGCTGGATAAGACGCAGGCGGCATCCTGTACCGAATGGAACGTCACCAACGGGGGCACGGATGAATAGTCTGCTGCCGCCGGGCTCGTCGCCGCTTGAGCGCCGACTGGCGCAGACCTGCAGCGGGATTTCCGATCTGCAGGTATCGCTGCGTGATTTGTGGAATCCGGCAACCTGTCCGATCAGATTCCTGCCCTATCTGGCCTGGGCGTTTTCTGTTGACCGCTGGGATGAAAGCTGGACAGAAAGCGTCAAGCGCCGCGTTGTACAGGACGCGTTTTATATCCATCAGCACAAGGGGACAACCAGCGCCGTGCGGCGCGTGGTGGAGCCGTTCGGCTTTCTGATCCGCATCATTGAGTGGTGGCAGACTGGCGAAACACCTGGGACGTTCCGTCTGGATATTGGCGTGCAGGACCAGGGCATAACAGAAGAAACCTATCTGGAGCTGGAGCGTCTGATCGGTGATGCCAAACCGTGCAGCCGTCATCTGGTTGGCATGTCCATCAACCTGCAGACAGGCGGCCCGTATTTTGTGGGTGCAGCCACTTATACCGGCGAAGAAATCACGATCTACCCGTATATCAACGAAACCATTATTTCCGGCGGCACCGCTTATGAGGGCGGCGCGGTCCATGTTATTGACACGATGAGAGTGAACTCATGAGCGCAAAATTTTATACCCTGCTGACGGATATCGGCGCGGCGAAACTGGCAAGCGCCGCCGCGCTCGGTGTCCCACTAAAAATTACCCATATGGCGGTGGGCAGCGGTGGCGGTGTGCTGCCAACACCCAACGCGCAACAGACCGCGTTAGTGGCTGAGGAACGCCGCGCAGCGCTGAATATGCTGTATATCGACCCGCAGAACAGCAGCCAGATTATTGCTGAGCAGGTGATCCCTGAAAATGAGGGTGGGTGGTGGATTCGTGAAGTCGGCCTGTTTGATGAAACCGGTGCGCTGATTGCTGTGGGTAACTGCCCGGAGAGCTACAAGCCGAAGCTGGCGGAGGGCAGCGGACGCACGCAGACCGTGCGTATGGTACTGATTACCAACAGCACCGATAACATCACCCTGAAAATAGACCCTGCTGTGGTTCTGGCAACCCGCAAATATGTGGATGACAAGGTGCTGGAGCTTAAGGTGTATGTGGATGACCTGATGGCAAAGCATCTTGCTGCTGTTGATCCTCATTCGCAATATGCACCAAAAGACAGTCCGACTCTGACTGGTATGCCTAAAACGCCAACGCCACCGGCAGGAAATAACAGCACCCTGATTGCCAGCACCGCCTTTGTACAGGCTGCTATTCTTGCCCTGATTGGTGGCGCACCGGCAACGCTGGATACGCTGAAAAAAATTGCATCAGCTATCAATAATGACCCGAATTTCAGTACCACCATTAACAATGCGCTGGCACTGAAAGCACCGCTGGCAAGTCCGGCTCTGACCGGAACGCCAACGGCTCCCACTGCTGTTCAGTCAACGAATAATACGCAGATTGCCACTACCGCGTTTGTGAAATCTGCTGTTGCGGGGCTGGTTGGTTCGTCGCCGGAGGCGCTGGACACACTGAATGAACTGGCGGCTGCGCTGGGGAATGATCCTAACTTTGCGACAACAGTGATGAACGCGCTGGCGGGGAAACAGCCACTTGATGCCACTCTGACGAATCTCAGCGGGAAAAGCATTTCAGGGCTTCTCGAATACCTT